CGAAAAATAGCTGCATATGACAATACAGAATACGACAATCGTACCATTGCTAGTCACCCGCTTGTAAGGCTTGCCGCAATGGGGGCAAAGGAGCATCCCTGTGAATTCGCTCAGTTGCGGCTTGGCACGATGTGCAGTTTGTACAGCCAAGCGTGTGAGCAAGTCCTGCACAGCCTGAAAGGTCTCCTCGTCAATAATGGCGGGGTGTGATTCTGTCGCAAAGTATCTGGGTAGCTCGCCATTGTTGTGGCAGAGCTTTTTCTCAAGATTATTGTTTCGGTAACGTTTTTGTAGCAGAGCGTTTCCTGTGTACTTTTCATTGCTCAGGATGGCGTGGATCCGGGGCACGCTCCATTGCCCGCCAAGGGCGCCGCTTACCCCTCGTGCGTTCAGATCGCGGCAGATGGCGCCGAAGGTATCCCCAGCAAGAGCGCGTCGGAAAATCTCGTGTACAACCGCCGCCTCGCTGGGGTTGATGCGGATACTGTTCTTGTCAATATCGTATCCGAACATGAACCGCCAGTTAACCAGTTCGCCGTTTTCAAAGCTTTTGCGTACCCGCCACTTCTGGTTCTCGCTGGCAGAGAGGCTTTCTTCCTGAGCGTAGGAGGCCAGAATGGTAATCATCAGCTCGCCGTCTGTGCTGATACTATGCAGATTCTGCTCTTCAAAGAAAACATCCACCCCCAGCGCTTTGAGCGCTCGCACGGTCTCAAGCAGCGTGACCGTGTTGCGTGCAAAGCGGGAGATGGATTTCGTGATCACCAGATCGATCTGGCCGTTGCGACAATCTGTCAGCAACCGCTGAAAACCGTCGCGTGCTTCCTTGGTTCCTGTCAGCGCCTCATCGGCATACACACCGCAATACTGCCACCCCGGATGCCGCTGGATGAACGCGCTGTAGTAGCTGACCTGTGCCGACAGGGAATGCAGCATCGCGTCCTTGCCACTGGAGACGCGGGCATAGGCCGCTACCCGTAGCCGTCGCTCTAACCCTTTCGGATGCTCGATTCTCCGTATAATTTTGGGCATCATATCACCTCCGTAGTGTGACATGTTAGCTCGAAGTCAGCCCGTTATCAACCTCATGTCGCGAAACAAACTACCCAAAGATAAGCCGTACTTATGCAGCATCATGGTATCAATTTTGCCATACTCCTCTTTGGTGATCAGGCGGAGAGAAAGCATCCGTCGCGCCTGCGCCATTGCGGAGCAGTAGGCGAAAATATTGTCATTCATGGCATGCACGCTCCTTTTCGTAGCGATAGGCAATGTAGCAAACATGAGAACAATACTTCCGACGCTGCCGTTCATAGCCCATAAATTGCTTGCCACAGCAGACGCAGGTGTGCTCCACCTTGGCGTTGCTTTTGAGCAAGTCGCGATGGGCATTCCACCAAGTTATTCGGCATTGGTCAGAGCAGAAACGGCGCTGCCGATGCCCTGGACATAACGTGAAGCCCTTGCCGCACTGATCACAATTGCCGGTCATGAGAGCGTCAGCTTTCATTTCGCTGGGCTCAGCACGAGTGTTGCGCAAACAAAAGGATTTCACGGTGTTACGTGACAGTCCCAGCGCATCGGCGATCGTGGCGTAGCTTTCGCCATCCAGCCGCATTTGACTGATGCGCGCTTTCTGTGAATTGATCATAACAAAACCTCCCGTCAGCGGACATATCCTGCTTCACGCATAGGCAGATGAAAATGTTCCAATCTTCTGCAATGGACAGTCGCAGATTTTCCTTGTCGATATGAAGCATGTTCTGTATAATGGATGCAGGTGATTGAAATGTATGAATTTTCATTGGAAGAAAAGCAAAGTATGAACAAGCTGGTTGGCACCTTTGTCATGATGGGTCGTTATCAATCAGGCAGTATTCTACAGCGCATTAAAGATGGAAAGCTAACCAAACGGGATCTGGGAAGCATCAACAAAAAGCTGGCTCTGGCAGTCCAAAGCCTAAACGGCACATTACCGATGGGTAAGAACGACTTTCTCACGCGTCTTGATATCGCAAAGCACGTAGCCATCGTTGACTACGCACTATCGCGATACCGTTTGATTGACTGGAAATGAAAGAAGACAAGCTGCTATAAATCTCAGCTTGCCCTCATAAAAGCGGTTTTTCGATCAGTTTATACTTGTTAGCGCCGCACGTGTAATCGCTCCGATCACGCCATCCGCCTCCAGCCCATTCGCCGCCTGGAAAGCTGTTACAGCAGCAGCGGTCAGAGGTCCGTACACGCCGTCCGCCTTGCCCGGGTCAAAGCCCAGCGCAGCCAGCCGTGCCTGTACAGCGAGCACGTCCTCACCCCGGAGCATCGTGTGGCCCTTAGTATATCGGAGCGTTCGGGTGCCAAGGTCGACTCTTGGCGGCTCGTCATTTGCAGGAGGGCTTGAAATATCTCCATACTGGATGAATGGCAGCTTGTACCAGTGCGTCCAGCCACGGCCCGCCACCTTGGTCTTGACACACCCATACGAGAACCCTTTCCACTCGACGGCGTAGCCATTGCCAACGTAGTAGCCCACATGGCCGGTTTTAGTCAGCGCCAACCCCACAATCTCCGGCAGCGTACCGATCGCGCCCCAGTCCATACCTTTGTTTTTCGCGTAGGTGAACATGCTGTTCGCGCCCTTGTCGGGGCATCCGTTGGAGCCATATACATCGGCTATGGCTCCTTCCCGGCCGATGCCGTCCAGCATTGCCTGGCCGCCGCCCGACCACGCATAGCCCTTCACGCCGCCAATACAGTCACAGACCACCGCGTGATTACAGATATCCTGCTTGTATCGTGCCATGCGGGAAGCAGCATAGTATGATGGGTATTGCTTTGCCTTTCGGGTCAGCAGGCTTGCCGTCGCCTTATAGCCACAACACCCAAACCAATAGGGTTGCCCAATCATCTTTTCACAGAAAGCCGCAAAATGCTCGTTTGTAAAGGAAATGAGCGCCCGATTGATCACACTCATATTCAAGCCTCCTAAAAGGAAGGGCGACGGTTCCTCGCCGCCGCCCAAGGTTGTTACTTTGTATCAACAGTGCTGCTACCAGCCTCGACGGGATTGTCCATCGGGATCCTGATTCGCTGCCCGGGCAGCAGAATATCCGTGCTCATACCGTTGAGCGCTTTGATTTCCGGGTACCGATCGCCGCTGCCCAGCAGCTTTTGCGCAATCGCATACAAACAATCGCCAGGCTGGACCCGGTACACCGAGCTGACTGTCCGTTTCTTAGCCATTGTTCGAATCCTCATCAGAAGAAGTATCGCTGGTTTCGGCGGTATCCTCGGTCGTTTTCGCCAGCTGCTTGACCACCTGGTTGGTGCCTACCGCAGTCAGTCCAGAAGCCGCGCCAATGGCGAGCGCCACCAGCAGATTGGTCTGCGTGATGGATTCGGGCACCGCATAGTACATCACAGCGGCGGTAACGATGCCCAGCACCAGTGCGATCAGGGGATAGAAGTGGCTGAGACGCTCGGAGAGGGTCGTGTACGGCGCAATGGTGGTCTTCACCAGGTCGATGATCACATACACGACGGTCACGATCACAGGAATGGAAACGCTGTTGAGATAATCGGTCATAAAATTCACACTTTCTGCCCCGATGGGGGCGGTTCTATTGGAGAAGAAACCAAGGGTTGTCTCGTCGATGGGTATGAAAAAGCCGGGCCGGAGGAACCGTTGCCCGGCGTTTTCACTTGTTGGCGTTCTGCTCCAGCAGATAGTCGTATAGCTCCCGGTTGACCTTGTCGTAGTCCTCCAGCGCTGCGTGCAGCTCGCCGTTGGTGCGCCCGTCGCGGATCGCGATGGCGTTGGCCATGGTCAGCTTGCCGATCACGCTCACGCTTTTAAGAATCAGGATGTTTTCACGCTTGGCAGTATCATCCTTTTTCTTTTCATCTTCTTCACGGTGGCGGAAAAACCGCTGCATGAAAAAGAGCGTTACGCCGCTGACCACGGACGCGCAGACGCTGATGACGGTTGCGGTCATAAAATTCCTCCCTTCGGCCCGGGGTTGCGGCGGGCCATGGTAATTTGTCGTACCGGATTGCCCGCCATAAGAGGAAAAAAGGCTCGCTGCGGGCTATATAAAAAGCGCTGCCTGAGTGTAAATTCAGGCGGCGCGGATGTTGAGCTCGGGTACGCATTAGGATTTATTTACGCCAGATTCCAGAAGGACGGATCCTCCGTACCGAGACTGTCCAAGGCCAGCCCGCCGATGCCCAGCCCGTACACCGCATGATTGTACAGCTCCTGCAAATCCAGCGATGTGCGAAACGCAAGGTACGCGCATCCGCGACTGTCGCCAAGGCAGGCCATCACCAGTTCGGCGCCGGAATCCACCGTGGTGACGGTAAAAGGAGCATCCGAACCGCAGACAATTCCTTCGACGGTACCTTGTGACAGGCATTCCAGCTGTCCTTCCAAAGCAACGGACCGGCTGTCCGGCTCTTCGCTGAGGCTGCTGAGCGTGAAAACGGAGCCATTCCACGCGGCTCCGGTTCTGCTCACCCTGCCGAGTAAATAGCTCTGTCCACTCAAATCCAGCCGGATACATTCATGCGCGTCATACCTGTAGGCGTCACCGATCACAAATTCGGAAATCAACACGGTGTAATCCGATACGATGCCGACATTACCGGAGGTTGCGGAAACCGTCTGCGTGATCACTGGTCGACCGCCGTAGTAGACCGTTACATTCGAACCGCGTTTTCGCATTTCCAGGTTGAACAAATGTGGCGCTGCGTAGGGATCGTCCGTCCTTTCCAGCGGCACATCGAAGGTGGCCAGCAGATACCGCGCGTTCAAGTACGGCCCCTGGTAGACCTCCAGCCTGTTGTACGGATCATTGTAAACGACGTAGAGCGTGCCACAGCGGATGCCGGTCTTGCCAAAATTACTGGTACGGTCGGCAGGCTCAAGGAAAACCAGCCGGGCATAAAAATCAGTGAAAGAGCGACCCTTGTAGAGCAGTTCTCCCTTTCCTGCCAGATAGTGTAGGCTTGATTCACCGTCTGGGTCATCCTCCGTGCCGTACTCGCCATTGTCCATATTGTAGTTTTCCAGCGCGCTGTAGTCGGAGAAGCTATCATACCAATAAGCCACAGGCGTTGGCGGATACCGACGCATAATGATCAGGAGATGAAACGCTGTTGGCGTGAGATCATTCCCATCCCTATCCACCAGGGGGTGTAGGCGGAGCGTTGCAGACCCAGAGGCATAGTCATAAACGTGAGGCAGCAACACCGTCCGGTATTCCGCCATGTCCAGATGTCCCGCGAAAGCCGCGCAGGGCTGACCATCGGCGCAGCGAGCAGTGCCCAACAGAAACCCCGCGGCTGTAGAAAAGGGAACATCGGATGCCCCAGCCGCCGTGTACATCCTCCCCGTGCCCGGCAGCGCAAGCAGGATAGTCTCAGGCAGATACCACGCCGCCGCCTCGCGGAGAACCGCTTCGATCTTCTCCATTTTGTCATCCGCCTGGAACAGAAGGCTGACCGTGTTGAAATATCCGACGAAAGAAGCGTAATACCCCCAGGAGCACTCGCTTTCCAGACGCGCCGGTAGCGTTAGGTTGAAATGCCCTGCCGTATAGGCATGTTTATATTGGAGAAACAGGTCGGTATGCCGTCGAGGTCTTGCACCATTTGGGTTGCGCCCCAGCGGTCAAAGGCAATCTCGCGGATGTTGTACTGCTTGCCGAGGTCTTCAATGAATTTCTCGACGAAGTCGTAGTGAATCACGGCGCCTTCGGTGGTGTTGATGAACCCTTGCCGCTCCCAGACGTCGTACATCACATGGTCGCGGCGCACGCGTAGGGGGATGTTATCGGCGGGAAGCCAGAAATACGGGAGGACGATGTACTTGTCGTCTTCATCCTCCGGAGGGAAGACCAATGCGAAAGCCGTGATGTCGGTGGTCGACGAGA